GCACGAGTATTTACAGAAACTAATGGTAATTCAAAATTTCCTGGATCTAATCGTTCACGCAATCTATTACGTTTAAAATTAACTACGTAAATATAATCAGTACTGCCAGAACCCGCAGTTGTGAAACGAGAATCACCTGGTGTTAGTAATAATTGTTTATATTGCGAATAAATAGCTCGGGATGGCGAATCATTCAATTGACCTTGTGAATCAGATCCACTTCCTAAAGCGTGTCCGAATGCTAATGAATATTGTACAGCAGCACCATCAGCAGTTGGAGTATCTTGTAATACATCAACATAATATCTTCGTTGTGATGTTGTTTGACTCGATGCTGTAAAGTATGTAGTTAAACTTGCAACATTATCACTCCATAAACCACCGGTAACTACTTCTGTCTGATTAGAAATTACATCGTTTAACATATCAAATTTAGTATATGTACGACCATTTCTAGACATTAACTGAGCTTGTTGTTGTTGAGCAACCATTTCATTAGCTAATTGTTGTGCTAATTGTGTTATTTGAGTACTCAACCCCGCTGCAGCCGCAGTACCAATTGGGGCAACCGGCTGATCGGCTGCACGATTATTTATAGGCGTATTCAAATTTGAAGGTACGCCGCCTTGTCTTGGTTGTTGTTTAAGCTGTTTAATTAAGTTGTTCATGTTCATATAATCCATATACTAATTACATTCCTGCGTTGTTATTATTAGCAGTTGCAACTTGCGTTTGTTTAACAGTTAAATTAATAGTAATACTACCACCAGTTTCATTTGCAATAATAGTAACAGTTGCTTGTTTATCTGCAAGTACTTGTGATTTAGCAATAAGACGGAATTCAAATCCAGCTACGGCAACACTTTGTGCATCTTCATTATCTCCTATAAAACGTGGTGTAGTAGGAAGTACTGAATTTTGTAAAGCTCGTGTTACTATAATATCTGCTGCAGTTGAATCTGATAATATCGCAGTATATCCTAAATTCGAATTACCTCCTTGGAAATTTGATGTATTAGGAGATATAGTCGCAGTATTACCTGGTGCTGCTAATACTATAGAAGTAGTACCAACATTAATAACAGGAATGTTAGTTGTTTGTTTTGGTAATGTAATTAATTTATATTTTAATGCTTGTGTTTCATCAGGAATTGCTTCAGTGATTGGCATATTTTCAATAATAGTACCATAGTAAGCCGTACCTAATGGGTGATCTGGATTCCATAATGAATAATCAACTTCATCATCTCCTAATGCAAACTGCGTAATATTAAATGCATTTCCGCCTTTTGCTAGCAATTCACGTCCTTTCAATGTTAAAATTGCATCGATTGTAACACTCGTATTATCTAAATATCCCATATTGTTTTAACCTTATTTTATATAAATATACATCGTATGAATTTTACATTAATCTAAAACTTCCTTGTGTATTATCTACATTTTGATATATTAATTGATTTTGATTTGATACTGTCCATTCAACAACCGGACCACCATCTATTGTATCTGTAGAATTAATATTAAAATCTAAAGATACTAATTTAGAACCAGCATATCTATGATTTCTAATACCAGTAGGTAAAAAATCTTGTCGTTGTGATCTGGTTCCAATCCAATTTGCATCTGGCATTGAATATGATGCCGTACCATATGAACCGGTACCATATATACTACCAATCGAACTAGTAACAAATATTTCCGTCCCATTAATTAATGAGAACTCAGAAAGAATACTGCCAGTAATAGTAGGTCCTAATGGTTCACTTAACCAATATGGAGTAGATGCAGTAATATATGTGCTTCCGGAATAAATTAAATATTGATGACTATATGGTGTACCATCATACTTTTCTGTTACAGATGCAGTTAAATACATTTGCCATTGGTCATCATCTATTCCTGTAATTTCTAATATGTTACCGTCAATTGAACCTGAATATACTAAATAATCTCCAGATGCTATTGGAGAAACTGTATCTATAATTACACTATATGATTCATCTTCACGTTGTATTGTTGGTAGTATATTAGTTTTGTTTCGTTCTAATAAATTTGGTTGTATAACGATACCAGTTATTTTATCAGCACGACCCGGTAATAATTGTTCTAACTGCTTGAAAAATGATAAATCAAATAATGTGAATATTTTAATATACGCATTTATATCATTTTTATTTTCATATTTTTTCCAATATACTCGAGCAGCTTGTATTAATTTTGGATATGAATCTGGATCTGTATCATGAGGATCTCCAATATAATCATCTAAACTAGTAAATCCTAATTGAGCGATAATATCTTCATCAATCATTGTTTGTGGAGAAAAATATACTCCTAATTTATTGCTGTCTAAAGGTGCTCGATCGAATTGACTACGTTCCGCTCTGGTTTTAATATCTAACGTACCAACTAACTCATTTTGTTCAATTCGTATTTTATTATCATCATATGTGGCAGATCCTATAGAAACTGAATCATAATAATATGTTTCTTCAACTGAATCATATGGTGTTGCTAAAGTCCAACTCGTAAATGAAGAAGAAATATTACTCGATTTAGGTTGAACTCCAGATAAACTACTTGTTGTAGTATGATTAATTTTTTGTGTAAGTGGTAATCTATAAATTAATTCTTCATATGCATCTAAATTACCATCATATGCCGCCGGCGCCTTTACATGATTATTAAATGCTGTTTCTTCTAAACTAGAAGACCATATTCTCAATTCTTGAAGTTGCCCTGATAATCTAGATGCTCCTGAACTAGTACCGCCCAATGTTAATGAACCGGTATTTTCGAATGAAGAAGTTGCTGACGCAGAAACAGCTGCTACAATTTTTCCATATTTAGATCTTTTTGCTACTACTTCTAATTTATTACCTGAAGTACGAAGCATTGCAGTAAGCCATCCACCATCAAACATCTCAATATTAGCAGATGCAGTTCCATTAATTTGTATAGTTCCTAATGTACCGCTTGTATAATCTAATGTTACATGGTTATTACCTACTGAAAATAGATTCATAGTACTTGGCATAGTAGGATTTGTAACCACGTTATCCGTTCGGAAACGAACCTCTACTGTATTCACCGATTGTGAATAATTTGTTACTACAGTACCTGATGTATTTGTAATTAAATCTAATGCATAATCAAAATTTAATTTTTCATATATGGGAGTGCGATCTATTCGAGGACCACCATACTCATTAATAGTAATCAATGAATTTGGAATTCCATAACATGATAATAATGCTTGTATACTTCGTTTAGTACCTTTAGATTTTAATAACAATGGTAAGTTATTAACAATACGGCGCCAAACTGTATACGTCATTTCTTTACCAGCTAAACTAGTATTATTAACAGTATTAGAGCCGGTAGTAGGTACTCCAACTTCGTCAGTTCCTAAAACATATTGCCATAACTCTTGATACTGATTCCCATCAGTTAAGTTCCAACCAAATTGTTTTGCTACAGAATATAACAATTCATTTGGCATACCGAGTTTTGGATTCTCAACACGTTTATTAATTTGTGTCATGTGATTGACATACGTGTATAAAATATCATAATGATGACCTAACATGTTAACAAATGTTATTGTGTTAATATTATCATCATTTAATAAAATATGTTCTGGTATTGCTCTTACAATTGAATTAACATTTTCTGTATCATATTGTGTTGCGTAAGTATATAGACCATCATACCATGTTTTGAATTGTGAACTATTTACTGATACATTCGTGTATGGTTTTGTAGAATTTGTTTTTGGTATAGGTGATAAATAACTACCAGTTATACTAGCTACATTTGGATTTGGGTGTGGTATCTCATTTGTTGTTAAACGAGAAGATGATTCATAATATAAAAACTTCTCAAATGAATCAAATCCGCTAATTAAATTAGTTTTTAAACTAGAATAATCAGAAGCATTTGTTGTAGCTACACTTCCAGAAATACCAGATATAGCAATACTTTGTGAATTATAAAATTCAATTAATTCTATTTTATATTTAAAATTTTCTAAACGTTCAGTTGCTGAACTATAAAATACAAAGTTATTAAAATCTGTATAATCAATATTTAATTCAACCCCAGATAAACTTCCAGAAAAATATGAATCTACAAGTTGTTGTGATGTTTGTACTGACGAACCTAATAATTCATTCCACGTTTTTAAATTAGTTTCAGTCGATGTATTATAAATAGAATTTGCTTGCCAATTCGGATTAGCTAATTGATTATAAGTAGTTGTATCCGTTTTCGGTATAACATTAACAGTATCTATATACGGATTTTTTAATTCACGAACTACCCAACATTTAAAATTTAATTTATATGTAGCAGGTAATGGTTCTGCTAATTTAATATATAAGTAATCACCTACAACTACACTATTAATAAACATAACCGTTTTGTTACGACTAAAGTTTAATAAGTATGTTTTAAAATAAGTAGTACGTGTTTGATTAACAGTTTGTATATATTTTGTTATTTGCGATAAATAATTTGGATCGTCATTATCAATTGCAACTAAACGTAATTCCGTACGATCAGGCGATATATCATCAATTCTTAAATATTGTTGATTATAATCACCTATTAAGTTTTGAAAAAAGTTAACTACAAACCGAAATTTACCAGATGTTAACTTTAAGTTAGTTAATTCTTGTTGTAAATTAAACGCTAATGGTTCTCCTCGAAATGTAATTGGTTTATTTAATGATGCATTAATATATTCAGGAATTGTTTGTAACGGTGTTACTTGATGATTACCAGTAACCCACGAATTTCCAGAATAAAAATGTACTTCATATTTTTGGTCATTTACATTAATATCATCTTCTGTTTGCATTACAGTTGAATCAACTACAATGTCATATGATAATAATTCAGATTGTTGAGAATCTAAACGGTCAGCCGATAATGATGTCGATGCTGATTTTATTTCATTTATATTTTTATATTGTTCTAACATCTTTATACTCGCCCATCTATAACAGTAATACCATTAATTATTAATGATGTTTTACCACTAATAGAAATTACACCTGTCTCGTCATCAACTGGTTTGTCTATTACATCAATATTCCATATGGTTTGATTACCTAAACACCAAGCAGGATTTCCAGATACTGCTTCTACAACAAAAGTATCATAATCAGACATAGTATTAACATCTAATATGTATTCGAGTGTTAATACAGGATAATCTCCAGAATTATATTCTCCTTTAGTTTCAGTTTTTAATTCTGCAAGATTATCATTTTTATATTGTGTTACATTAGAATTTGTTCGTA